ACCACAGGATTACTAATATACCCTCCACCAGCATTTGTCAGTGTCACAATACCAACGATTGCATCACCAATAGTTGTAGTTGCAGCTGCGCCAACACCTAATCCATCTGTAGTGTTAAACGTTACTGATGGAGCAACAGTGTATCCAGATCCTGCATTGGCAACATTGACTCCTTGGACTGATTGTAAACTAGGATTTGCATTTAAATTGCAAACATTAATTCCACCAATCATTGTTGCGATACCAACTGCAGTAACTCCACCAGAAGGAGCAGCAGAAACATTTACCGTTGGAATCTTTGCATATCCACCGCCTCTATTTGTGATGGTAAAGAACCTTACACCACCATTTACCAGACCTACAGTTGCCGCAGCACCAACTGCATCTCCAACCATCGTAAGTGTCTGTGTAATGCCCTGAATAGTGCTGATACCGTCATCGGTTATTCCATCAGATTCATCACCGATCAACTCATTGTCAATCTCATCAATTCCAGTAGCGATAACCTCATCCTGATACTGGAAGAGTTCGCAATAGAGTTCATAAACATAAAGACTCTGTAATTGATAATATGGTTTTGCATATTCGATGTCTTTAATTTCATAAAGACGATCATCCAGTGGGAACCAAATTAAATCTCCACCCTTAGGACGAGTGGAAAGTTTTACGTTTGATTTTCCCTGAATCAATGGAGTGATATAATTTTCGTATCTTTCTCTTGATATGATAAGTCTTACTTCATCTTTTGATTCAATACCAAACTTGGATAATACATCACCAGCACCAGAGTATGCATCATAGTTGTCAACATATGCCTCGATTGGCAATGCATCATCAAACTTGGATTGCACAACTTCTCTGATGACAGTGTTTTCTGCCATGTATTTTCTTGGGATGTAGTAGATGTCAACACCATACATCCTCAACTGTTCGTTGATCAGGTCCTGAACAAGATTCTGTTCGGAAGAAGTGCCTTGAGTGAAGAAAGGATTTAAAACCATCAGCCTATCATGTCAAGTGGGGGAAGTTCGTAAGTAGTTGACATTACCTCTCTAATCTTATCTAGTTCTTTCTCTGCATCGTCATATATTTGTCTACCATTTAGTTCGATGCCACCTGGAAGTTTGACTCCCTGGAACTTAATTAGATTTTGTCCCCACTGTCTCTTGATGAGTGCTGTCAGATAACGCTTCAGGAAACCATCATTGTAAACTCTTGGGAAGTCATTTGGATTGAGCAATCTATAGCAATCAATAACCAAGTAATCATCTACACTGACGCTTGCCCAGTCAATATCCAAGTAAAGTCTATCTTGTCTTATATTAAATCTGATTTGTTTCTGTGTTGTTAATGCAAAGTCGATATCCTCAAGATATCTCTTCGTCATTGCATAGGTCAAAATTTCTGTTGACCCAAAGTAGTAAATATCATTCAAGAATAACTGATACTTAATACTGAACATATTGTTGGTGGTTGTGTTAGAACCATCAAAGTGATATATCTTCGTTACACCTAAAACTTCTGGAGGAACTTGTAAGTAGTTACTGTTCTCTTCAAATGAAAATGATACAGACTGTCCATCAATCGTGGAACTTGCAGTTGTAGTTACGATACCGACAGGGTTGCTTCCGCCTCTACCTCTTCCTCTATCAATATCTGCTTGAGTTATCTTATACTTCAGGAACGTGTTGGTTGTGCCGTCATAATCGCGTTCCTGGAACACCTGGAGGGCATCATCAACCAGGTCATCGATCTGCTCATCGGCAACGTTAATCTCCAATACAGGAGCACCTAGCTGCCTCTTACAGTACGCAATTAATTCTGATCTACTTGCTGGTTGAGCCATTTATTCACCAGTTTCCTATGTGTATTTATGGTGCTGCTGATACTGCAGGTACTACCATCACATTACCATTGACGAGAGTGTATATTGTAGATCCACTACTTACTAAAACATCATACATATATCTTCCCTGCTCCAAGTTTCTGGTTGCAGTGGATCCCAAAGATATTTGCAACTTACCACCCAATGCACTTGTAATTCCTACAGTAAATGATGTAGTAATTCCAAGTGTTGCTCCAACGGCAACACTTTTTGATATCGCGGCAGATCCAGAGTAACTAGTAAAATCAAATGCTGAATTAGAGTTATCTGTGACATTAAATGTGGTATCAAAGTTTGATCCACCATAAATTGTCAGATTAACCGCATACGGAACTCCTGTATCTGGATCGAAAGTAATATTTTTAGATGCCATCTAGTTATCCTATGATTGCGATTGTTTCCTGCTGTTTATAATATAATTTTGCAAAAGACTTTGCAATATTCTTTAGCATTTCACGATCATCACAACTATCTATCTCAGATGCAATTTTTTGATATGCGAAAGATTTTTCCAAACCTTTTATTTCAATATCATTTGGATCCATTGATTAACTCCTTTAGTAACGACTTAATTTCATCAAGTTCACTCTTGACATTAGCAAGATCTTCTTCCATTGTCTGTACTTGTTGATTCTTTTCATTCTTAGCATTGCGGCTAGCAATGTAGTGTTCATAGGACACTTTATTTACATTAATTATATTATTGGTATTGGGATCTCTTGCGAGATCCTTATGACCTTTTTCGGTGTAAATATCCATATTATGCTAAAGCAATTACTCTAAGATTTCTCATTTGAGGTACTAGTACCTGATTTGTAGATGTCATGACAAGTTTGATACGATAAGTTCTAAAGGAAGGAAGATTATCAGCAGTAAATACATGCTCTACAAATTCAGAATCCTGGACACTGAACCCTCTTCTAGAAGAAGTTGGTACGAGTGTATCAGTTCTTCCATCACTGTCTGCTTCATCAATCACCAGTCCTCTTGTATCCAAATTCAGATAACCTGGGAATGGTGTGAAGACAGAATCAAGTCCAGGTTCAGATGCGATTGCATAGAATGCTCTGATGTCTGCACCTGTTGGAATATGTGCATCAGTAATAATCTTAATGGAAGTTGCAGGATTCTCAAGGGTAATCTCTTTAGAGAGATACTGACATGCACTGGGATCATCTTGTATAGTATTTACTCTAGGATCAGTTGCATAGTTTGCAACTTCAGAATTGACTCTGTTTGATACTGCATAAACGCTACATCTTTGGAGTTCAATCTGAGGACTCAACTTAGTATTAGTTGTTCCAAGGAAAAGTCTCATTTGCATGGACTTATTGCCCTCAATAGAATCTAACTTACGATCCTCATTAACCTTAGAGAAAATTGCTCTAGTGCTATCAAGATAATTATTGGTATTTAATACAACATCCTCAAAACCAGCGTTTACATAAGGAATTTCAGTTCCACTGATACTCTGTGTAGTAACAGTTCTTATCTGAGCAGAAAGGGTTGTTCCCTCTACAGTAACATTGTGGACGGATGGTTTGATAATCTCGAATGGAATGTTCTTGGTTGCCTTAACATTGCTTCCGCCAGTAGACTTGGATGCATTGATAAACAGTTTGGGGAACGAAGTTCCTACAGACCTATCTGCATTATCATTAATTCCAATGGTTCCAAACTTCTCAGACATATCAAGTTTGATATGATACGAATCTAAGGTAATTGGATCTGCAGCAGTTACATCATTAAGATCATGGGTCTTGTTAATTCTAGCCAAACTTACTCCACCAAGTTCATACTTATAGACTGGAGTATCGACTGGATATGTCTTTGGATTTTCTCCTCTAGAAATACTACCACCAATCGTCGATGACGTTGTGGAAGTATATTCGATAATTTCTTCTCCGATGAGAAGTAATCCAGTATTTGTAGCAGCAACACCTACATTCTCAAATGTAGCAAATCTATCACCGCTTCCAGATGAAACCTGAATAGGATCTGTTGATGACTTAGAATATTCGGCAGTCAACCTGGTGGGTTTAACATCAGGAAGAACTCCAAAGATTCTAACAGCATTGTCTGCAAAGTTCATTCCATGGTTTACATGATTGACCTTGATATGCAGACCGTCGGAAATAGTTGTAATTCCAGTGGATGAAATTGTTACATCTCCTCCATGATCACTATTGAGTTCTCTTTCAACACCAGTGCTATCAAAGAAGCGAATTGTTCCAGCAGCACCAGTGATAAATTCACCTTGGACATTACCAATTATAAGTTGAGAAGTTAATCCAATACCAGCAAGAGTAAATCTTGCGTTTCTTCCTACATTTGCAGCACCGATAGCATCGATGGTAACAACATCGCCAACTTGATATCCATTACCACCAGCATTACTAATTGTTGCTGCAACAGCAACTCCATTATCGATATGAATATCAGCAGTTGCTCCAGATCCAGATCCAGAGATAGAAATCAGATTGACACCATTAAATGTCTGATGTCCACCATTAGCAGGAGTATACCCAACACCTGGATTAGTAACAGTCAATGTTCCTGTTGCACTAGCAGCAACTCCTACTAGATCGCCCTCAGCAATTCTGTTAGTTGGAGTTCCTTGGAAGAATGTATTTCCAAGGACATATCGATTATCTGCAACAGTTGTTCCAAGTCCAACGCGAATTTCATTTGAAGAGATATTCAGTGGATTTGGTCTGAGGTTTGCGATTTGCTTATTGCCTTCAGAGAGTTCAGGACTGTAAAGATCAACAGATCCAGACTCTACGAAGTCTGCTCTATAAAGAGTAAACTTAAGGTCTTCCCACTGACTTGCTTCCCAAGTAGATGCGTTCTGTGACTTAAACAGTGATCCAAGAGTTGGTTGGTTAGAAATATATGTATCTGTTAGGATATCATTTTCTCCAACTCTGGAGATGTAAACGCTATACTTAGTTGAGTTTGAGATCAGACAGATAGCATATTCTTTACCGCCCTCAAGATAAACCGGAGCAGCAAACTCAAACGTAGTTGCTACAGATCCATCAGTAGAAGTATTAACATCCTGTGGATAGATAAGAACTTCTGATAAGTCAAAGTATTTGGCAGTTGGGAAACCATTATCCATGGTTCTGATCTGCATTCTAACCGGTGTATTACCATCATCTTTGGTGCGGAAGAATACGTCACATTTGGTTATGAAGATACCTTCAGGATCTGTCTGACTGTCAACCAAGAAAGATTGTGCCAGAGGATCGTACCAACCAACAATAGACTCACTTACATTTGCTGGACCCAGATTTCTGGTTGCTACAACTTCAGTGTCAACAGTTCTATTGACAAGTTCATCCTCAAATAACTTCTTCTGCTCAATCTTAGCATTTCTAATAGAGAGAATTTGATCCTGAACTGTTTCGATAGTTCCCGAAGTTGGATATGCTTCTTCACCAACAGTTGTAGCAGCATCTTGATCGTTGTCAGGATCATTTGTCAATGTAAAGACATTAGTTCCTGTCTTAAAGTTTGGATTGTCTCCATTATCAGGATCTGGAATGAAGAGACTTCCTAACAAGGCAGAAGATCTATCTGTAAGTAATCTTACATTAGTTACTTCTGCTTCTGCTCCACTAGTTCCTCCAGTAAGAATCATTCCGGTTTGAATATAACCGAAGAAATCTCCTTGTGGTTGATCTGCAAGAGAATATGTATCTACGTTCAGAATAGTTGAAGTAGAAGAATATACCTCAGGAATTACTCCACCATCAACGTATGGATTATCAGGATAAACTTCTGTTGGGGAATTGTAATCACCTCTTCTGTGATTTGATTGAGCAACTCTGAAGTTAATTCTAGGATCAGTGTCTCTGCCTTCATCACCCAGTCCTCTGGTGATAACTCTACCTTGAACAGTTTCTCCAACCTGGAATACTCCAGACTTCATACTAATCTCAATGATTTTAGGAACACAATACTTAGTGACATCTTTTCCATCAAAGAAAGCATAGATTTGAGTGCTTGGTTTTAAGTTTGCTGCATAGAACTCAACGTTTCTCGATCTTACGGTCGAGATGATTTCAGTACTAAGAACTTTATCGCCAACAGAAACTTCATCAAATGTTTCAACAACATGATACTGAGTGCCTGTTCTCTCTTTGATTCCACTCTCTGTCGTTTCGATTATAGTTTCTTCGATTGGTTGAGTAGTAGTCTGTCGCACCCACTCAGCAGGTCCACCGCTACCACCATTAATCCATCCGCCACGACCAAATGTATGTGAACTACTTCTGGTGGATCTTCTAGTAGTAACATCCTCAGAGAATGTACCGGACCAATTAGTTTCCCAAGAATTCCATACCTGAGGGGCAAATCCTGTTTCAGGATCCACTCCAAACTTTTCTTCAGCCTCAGACATAATCTGAGAGTAATTACCAATAGT